CGCCACCCAGTAAATAGATTTTTCCTGCAAGCTCGTTTCGGTGTTCGCCCCTGATACATATTGCACTGTCCTGAGTGCTTGCCCGGTTTCGCTTTTCTTTATTCGTGCAACAGTGTCGGGCGTGTCGACTAAAGGAAATTCTTCACGTGATGTGAATGAGAAAACCTTCCCCTCTGATACGCGCGCGACGGCTCCCACTGCGTCACCCAATTCAGTAAGAACGTCGGCAAGCGTTAATCGTGACGCGGTGTATTTTTCGTAATACCGTTGGAACTGCGAGATTGTCCCCTTCGTGAGATTCTCTTCGGCAAGATAATTGTCAAAAAGATAGTCTACAATCTCATGAGTGTACTTACCGTTGAACGACTCAGAAACAAGGCGGTTGTTAAAAATCGACTCGCCTGAAAGAACTGTAATCGGATAGATAAGCCAGTTGTATTTGCTGACAAACTCAGGAGAGTCTACCGACTGAATAATGCCATAAAAGAAAGGCGCGCCGTCCTCTTCCATGACGACGCTCTGCCAGGACACGGGAGGAAGCGCGTCACCTATCGGAGAAACATCGATTTGAGAAGATGCCGACGCGCCTGATTGCTCGCGTATGAGGAATGAGTCGGTGAAGTTATATTCAACGCCTGATATATAAAGCTTAATAGCCATACGCACCACCAGCGGCTACGTCAAGCCATTCAAAAGCCGCGCGCCCTATTTCCCTATCGTTTATTATGACAGGCACAACTCCTGATATGTTTACCGACTGCTTCCCAAGCCCGGTGAATGACGCCATAATTGAAGAGAGTGCTTCAGGTGCAAGCATCATTGTGTTACCACTCATGAGGTCTTGGTTGAATGTTTTCGGTACAATCCGCTCACCCTTGTGAACCATCGCAATGTGATCAGCTGATATGTTCGGAGAGCCCACATCCCAGAACTTGAGCTTTGATATTAAATTGCCTGCCCCTGACACAAGCGCAGAGGCTCCGGAGGCTATCGCACCGCCGACAGCCTTCGCTCCCGATGCTATCGCGCTTCCTGCGCTTTTCACACCGGAGACAATCGCGCTTCCCGCGGACTTCGCAAGATCCCATGCTCCGGAGGCGACGCCTTTTATTCCACTGCCTATTGCTGAAACGACGCTTTTTCCGAGATCCCATGCGCCGGAAAATACGTTTACGATATTGTCCCAGAGTCCGGTGAAGACTCCCTTTACCGCATTCCATATCGCCGAGCCGGCTGAAAGAATCCCGTTGATAAGCCCCTGTATCATGTCGCCTCCTAGTCCGGCGAAAACGGTAGAAGGAGAGTTAATACCGAAAAGCTTCCTGATCGGCTTTATTATCCAGTTCCAAAACAGATCTCCAATGCCTTTGAATAGACCAGAGAACGCCGCACCTATACCATTCCATAATCCTTCGATCAATGAGTATGCAACCTTTCCAATAGCGACAAGTAGCTCCGGGATTGATTGTATGAGCGCAAGAGCGATAAGCGGAATCGCATATAAAACAGCCTCGATTATCGCTGGTGTGTTGTCTATTATCGCTTGTACTATCATAGGGAAAGCGGTGATTATTGCTGTGATTATTTCAGGCAGTGCGTTGACTATTGCATAGATAAGAGCAGGCAATGCCTTTCCTAGACCGTTGATTATTGCTACAACCATTTCGACCCCAGCCATTATAAAATCAGGGAGACCGCCAAGCAGTAGGTCAACAAGTTCTGATAATATCAACACGGTGGCATTAACAAGTTCTGGCAAAGCTTTCACTATTCCCTTTGCAAAAGAAATTATTATTTTACCAGCCGCCTTTATAAACTCTGGCACATAATCAATTATCAGTTTTACAAGACCACCTATTGCATTATTAAAGGTTTTCGTTATTGCCGGTAGGTTTTTAATAATTCCAGATAAAAAACTTCTGATCATTTCAAAAGCTGATTTTAACCAGACAGGAGAAAGTGCAAGGTCGACGGTGAAAAAGTTTTCAAGCCCGGAAAGAAACTCCTGCAAGCTTGCAAGCATAGCGTTTGGATCAAATTTTGCAAGTTTTGAAAGGAGAGAAAATCCTTTCGAGAAAGCGCCTTTCATGAATGAGAATCCTGATCCTACCACTTTCGATATTTTCCCCATCATGACCTTAACCTGGTTCACAATGCCGGACGCCTTATCGCGTATCGCAAGCAGAACGCCCCGCAGACCTTTCTCCGCGACAGGAGCAACATCTTCTGAAACCTTTTTCATGCGGTTCATGATCTTGATATACTCACGCAATGCCGCGCTTTTTTCATCGCTTCCGTCAGATGTTGCGCCCAACTGGTAAAGCGCGTCGATTTGAGAGTTGTATAAATCCACAAGAGATTCACGCTCTTCCTCTTCCGTCAGCAATCCGGCGAGAACCTTGTCTTTAAGAATCGCGGCTTCCTTACCGGTCCTTTTTCGTATCGCAGCAAGAGCTTCTTCTTCTTCTATCTGCTCTTGAGTCTTCGCGATTATTTCTGTTTTAACTTGTGACGCTGCCAGCTCTTCCTCTGCGCTTTCTTTAAGCGCGTCGGCTGCTTCCTCGACCGCCTGCGACTCTTTTTTGAGTGCAGCAATATTCGCATTCACTGATGATTCTATAGCGTCCTGTTTGTCTTTCGCTGCCTGAATCGCAGCCGCGCTTTCTTCCTTAGCACCTGCCAACGCGTCGTTAAGCGATCCAGACCACTTGTTAACCGCTGCTCGCGCGCCGTCAAGTTGCTTTGTAAACAGTCCAGCGAAGTCAAGCTTCGCCATTAAATCTATCAGCCCCAAGAACGCTGAAAAGAGTTTCTGAGTAATTGCATTTACGAGAGAGAAGAGGGCGATCTTTGCGCCGTTAAAAGCAACCGTCATTGATTCTTGAATCTTGCTTCCCAGAATTATGAATGTGCCTTTAATTTTCTCAAGTGTGAGTTTCATGAAGGTTTGCACTTTATTCCAATTCTTGTAAAGCAAGATAATTCCTGCAACGACTGCCCCAATCGCAGCGATAACTGCCGCAATAATTAAGACGAGAGGGTTAGCAGCTACAACAGCATTGAAAACTGTGAACGCAATCGTTATGCCTTTAATCGCCGCGACACCAGCTAGAATTGCCGGAATAACTCCGTTGTTCCATGATGCGACAATTACTTCCCCGAATGACTGCACTATTGTTTTTAGTTTATCGCCTTCGGTTGCCCAATCAACAAAGCCATTCACTGCGTCTGTGATTAGCGGGATAAGCGGCTCGATTGCCGTATTGATTAACGCGCTCATTACGAATTGCAAATCTGCCATTATGTCGCCGAACGCCACGCCTGCGTCAACCGCCTTGTCTGATAGAACGAGCCCGAGATCATTTGCGCGCTCGGAAAGCATATCCATGCTTCCCGACATTTGGTTGAGCGTCGGCATGAGGTCTTGAGCAGATCGCCCGAAAAGCTCCTGCGCAATAATCGCTTTCCCCTGTCCATTAGCGACGCCCTCAAATGCGCGGATAGTATCTTTTAAAATGTCATCTTGAGATTTTAATGATCCGTCTGCCTTACGTACTTCGACGCCAAGTTGTTTGAACGCGGAAGAGTTTGCGTTTGCTTTTTCAAGTAGCGTTTTCATGCCCATCCGCAGAGAGTCCATTGACGCGCCATTTTGAGCAAACACGTAATCAAGCTCTTGAAACGTCCGCCTGGACAGACCGACAGACTGGCTCATCTTGTCTATTCGGTCAGTAGTGTCAGCAAACTTCTTTGACGCTGCTGCGATCCCGGCTATACCTGCGGCGACACCAGCAAGCGCAACCGTTGCGGCTTTAGACGCTTTCTCTACTCCGTCTTTAAGTGACTTGCTAAGCTTTTTTAAATCCTTTGAGACATTTTCTGTTCCAATCTTTGTGTCAATCTTTATACTTCCGTCGCTCATTTCCACGCTCCGTATATGTCAATATTTTCCGCCTCTAGCGCGACGGCCGCTTTCGCAAGAGCAAGCTGTTTCCGGTACTCCGGGTCAGCCTTCGGGTCTATCTTCTTACCTCGTATATCCATGACTGTATGTAGAGCAGTTCCCTCTGGAAGATTCTTGAATAGCTCAAGAAAATCCCACCAGTGCGCTTTCCATGTCTTCAGGTCTATACGGTACACTTGGAAAAACGCCGCATACAACCGTCCAGCATCGACATTAAAGTCGAACACTCTTTTCCCGGAAGATTCTTTTTTCTCTCCGCCGGAAACATACAAGCTAATAAAATCAAACACCCCATCAAGAGGAGGTATGTCATCAAAAAAAACCCGTATATACAACCATGCTTTTTCGTGATCATCAAGTGTTTTGTCTTGAGCGATCCGGAAGAACTTCAATCCCTGTCGGAAGTCCGTTCGGATAGCACACCCGCCCCATGTCGCCGGAGCGGTGTCGAGGAGCGGGTTATACATTAGATGAGATCCTTATACATGGCATTGAGCTGTTCTTCAAGCCAGCGAAGAAGTGCCATGAGAGTCCGAAGAAGTACGATCGGGTTCTCTCCTGACGCCTTCCAGAATAATTCCCAGTCTCCCAACGTCGCGTTGATGATTTTCTTTTCCATCGCTTCAACTTCATCAAGCCCATCGGGCGAAGAAATTTTAATTTCAGCGAGTCCGGAAAGCTGTTCAATCCATCGCTTCAACTCGGTTTTATTTCCCACGTTGATTGTTTTCGTTGCGAGCACATTTCCGTTCGCGTCTGTAATATCAACGGTTTTGACGCCGCTTCCAATCCCAAGTTTAAAATCTGCCATTGTTCCTCCAATGATTAAATAAAGGGCGGAGCCGAAACCCCGCCCATCCAATTAAGTACCGGGATTGATGTCGGCGGCTTTCAGAACCTCTTCGGCAAACTTTACGACGCGTTCATTTGCGTCGAGCTCGTATACCTGAAGGTACTGTCCAGCGGTTGCCATGATATCGTCTCCGGAAGTGTACGCTGTGTATCCGGAAAGGTACTGTTTCGCGTATATAGTTCCAGCCGACTGCGCGGCGAGCTTGTACGCGAGTGAGTTTCCTTCCGCGGCGGTTGCGGTTGCTTTCGTGGCTCCTGCAACAGAGCCGGCAGCGATTACGACCGACAGCGCTGGAGCTCCAGTGCGCGGTGTGATCGAAGGCTTGCCGTTTACGTGGATCTCGCACGAGAACGCGCCGAGTGATCCAGCCTCTCCGCCTCCTGCCACAATCGAAGTGAATGTAGCTTGCCCTGATTTGACTTCTCCGTCCGAGCTCGTCAGTCTTACGTTCGAGATTGCGTCATCACCGAACGCACCGAACAGTCCTGCAATAAAGTCCTGTGCGGCGTCTCCGGTTACACGGCTCCCGCTAACGGTCAGAATAAGCTGTCCGCCGGTTTTTCTGGTGGTCGCGTATCCTTCGTCAGCGTAAAAGCTCTGCTGGTCGTTGACTTCGTTCATCGAAGTCTCTACGGTTGCGATACCCTCTGCAAGCCTGACGTATGTTCTGGTCGTAGCTTTCGGCGTGATATCGACTTCGAGAAGCGTTTCGTAGTTTAGTGGGAATCTCATTCCTACCCCCTTGTAAAATAGGTTAGCCGAAAACCGGCTATGTATGTATAATCCCCCGCCTCGATCTTCTGCACAAGCGAAGGGTTCGAGGTCGGTTCTATTGTAACCAATGTTTCATCCGTGAGGTTAACTTCCTCAAGATCAAGTATATCAATAAGAGCGCATAATGTATCGTATGCCTTTGCGCTGTCGTCGCTTCTCGCATACACGGAAAAAGGGAACTGCCCGTGCCGCGATTTGCTATAGCTTCGCGTTTCAACAGGATTCCCCGGGTTCGCGCGGATCATCATCGCGTCTCCTGAGTCCGTCGGTATCATGTCGATATAGACAAGCGATCCAAGTATTGACGCGTGCGCGGTTATGTATGCAGCAAGGTCAGCGATTATATTCTTCATTAGCCAGCTTCTCCCAGTTTTTTAAGTTGCGCGACTTAGCATGTTCAAACCACTGCATTGAAGCATTCGGGTTCGAGTCTTTCGATTTATTTGGCCCGTTGTAGTACTGCTTCTTTGCATACGGCTCGTTCCATTCAAGTGTTCCGTCTCCCTGTATCGGGAAAACCGATCCTTGCAGTGCGCCGGTATCCATCGGGCAAAAATAGTTCGAGTCGGCTGCAATCCGGTTATCAAGCACAAGCTGTGCGCGTCCGATACGGCCGTCAATCTTTCTCATGATTGCGCTTCCATCAAGGTCAATTGTTACGGTCATACTAGCGCCACCTCATAATGATGAGGGCTTCCATGCACTGTATATTCCGGAGTAACCTCGCGGATTGTAAATGTACGTCCGCCAAAAACAATTTGATCGTTAACATCGAACGTAGTGTCCGCCGGAAGCGAGTTCTGCATATCAAAGAACAATACGCCGAGATCATTCCGCTGTTCTCCAAGCGCAGTAAGCGCGTTCTTTCGAGCTGTCTCGAAGCGAATGTAATTCAGCGTTGATTCTGTATACGTTACCTTTCCGCGCGCGTCAGGCTCTCCGGGTTTCTTAAGCGTCGCGGTATGCGGAAGCAGGCTTCGCGGTATCGGGCTAATCGGCATACTGTGCCCCCGCAACTGTAACGCCTGCAAACATCAAGCCGGTTGCTGAAAGGTAGTTCATCGCACGTGGTGACAGAGTCGGTCTTGAAGATCCGGAAGATCCACCAGAGTATGAGAACTTCCCGATGCTAGCAGATTGCACCGCGTCAGCGTTGTAGGTTTCGCCATTTGTGACGTAAAACTCAGCCTGCGCGCAGCACGCTTTTTTAACCTGCGTGAGTTGCCATAATGACAAGCTGGCTTCGACAATCTGAAAACCAGTCATAATGTCGAGATCGTCAGATGCGCGTTCGAGCCATTTTGTAGTTTCATCGTCGACAATAGACCGTCCGCCGTATGTCATTTTGTAATATGTCAGATCAGCATATGCCACCTCAGACCTCCTGTGCTGGCTTTATTTCAGCTTCCAGCCCTGTGCGATGTATCCCGGAACCTCCGAGCGCATGCGGATTCGAGTAACGCCGTTCTTGACGATCTCAACTTTCTCGCTCATGTTTTCTTCTGCTTTCTTTTCGATAACCTTGTCTGATATTTTGTTCAGGTTCTCTTCGGGTTTGTTTTTTACAACCTTGTCTGATAATTCTGTCTGTTTCTTTTCAATGTCTTTTTTCTTGTAAGCCATTATAAACCTCCTGAAAATAAAGCCGGGGGAGTTACCCCCCCCCGCCAGTTTTTACGCGGTCTGTATCACGCTGCGTCGGATAATGCGCCCGTTCTCGTCAAGCTCAACCAAGTAGTTGTAATATTTAGAAGTTGTGACGT